AAGCAGGGCGAGCCCGGCAGAGATGGAGAGTCGGTTAGCTCTGATGATGTCCGGCTAATTGTCGATGAGAGCGTAAGGGCGGCGGTCTCAGAAATCCCGGTTCCCGCGAATGGCAAAGATGGGATTGACGGCAAAAGCGGCGAGCCTGGGAAGTCTGTCACTATTGAAGATGTTTTGCCTTTGATAGATAAAAAAGTAGAAGAGTGCGCGGCCAAAATAGAGATACCTGAAAATGGCAAAGATGGTGATGATGGTAAAGACGCGGCAGCGCTAAATATCTTGCCTGAGATAGACTTTAGCAAGTCTTACCCTCGCGGCACATATGCATCGCACAACGGCGGCTTGTGGTGTTCACATTCTAAGACTACCGGTGATCGAGGTTGGGACTGCATAGTTAATGGTATAGCCGATATTGATGTTAAGCTTGACAATGGCCGCCAAGTATCTGTTGTGCATACCGACTCCCGAGGACTTAAAACTGAAAAATCATTTAGCATCCCCTCTATGGTTTATCGTGGCGTTTTTCGTGATGGTGAAAGCTATGAAAAAGGTGACACTGTGACCTGGGCTGGGTCTTTGTGGCACTGTGATGAGTTGACAATAGAAAAACCTGGAACAATGAAAGAATCTAAGTCGTGGACTTTAGCAGCGAAAAAAGGACGTGATGCAAAATGAGCTTAGCTTACGTAACGATCGCCGAGGCAAAAAACCAAGTAAGGGTTGTGCAGTCTGACACCCTACACGATAGCAGGCTAAATCAGTTGATCGGCGCAGCGTCAGGAGTGGTCAAAAACTTCCTTGGCGATTTTTCAGCTTACGAAGGCGAGCGTAACGACGACGATGACTATATTTTAGATGATAATGGAGAGCCTGTTGTAGACACTGACGGCGGCAAGGAAATTCGTGAGGAGGTCAAGATGGCTGTTCTCCTCTTAATAGATCGATGGTTTAATGGCGATCTAGACGGTTTTGACGTTGGCTTGCTGCCTCCTGATATTACCGCCATTCTGTGGCCAATTAGGGATCCTGCATTAGCATGAGAAAGCGCAAGAGGTTTAGGCACGCGGTCAATATTGAGGAGTTAACGATCACTCAAGATGAAGACACCGGCGCAGAGGTTGAATCATGGGCAGTCCTGCGTCCAGCCGTATGGTGTGATATAGAACCCTTGAGCGTGAAAGACTATCTGCAAAGCAAGACAGATCAAAGTGAAATCAGTGTTAGAATTGTAATTCGTCACATCGTAGACATTAGTGCATCAATGCGACTAGTCGGGGTGTGCGGGTGCCATTCAGGGAAAATATACAACCCTGGAGGGATTCTTGAGGATATGAATAGCGGTGTTGAGTATATAACGATTCCTTGCTCCCAAGGGGTAAATAATGGGTGACTTAAAGTTCTCCTTAATAGGCGTTGAACAATTAAACGCCAAGCTTGACTCCGTATCTAAAGATATTAAGCTTAAAGGGGGGCGGTTTGCTTTGCGCAAAGCGGCCAATGTCGTGGCCACCGCTCTTAAGCAAAACGCTAGAGCGCTGGACAATCCTGAGACCGCAGAGAGCATAGAAAAGAACGTTGCGGTGAGGTGGAGCCTAAAGCGATTTAAGCGCAGTGGCGATTTAATGTTTAGAGTTGGCATTATGGGAGGCGCCGGGGGCAACAAGAAATCCTCAGACTTAGAAGGTTTGCCGGGCAAAGACACTCGACACTGGAGGCACCTTGAGTTCGGCAGCTCAAAGAATAGGGCTCAGCCATTCGCAAGAAAGTCTTTAGTTGACAATGTTGGCGCGGCAACTAGTGAGTTTGTTGGGCAGTATAACAAAGCTATAGATAGGGCGATTAAAAGGGCTAAAAAATAATGTATCCTTCAATATTTCCCCTGGTAGCAAATGACGCGGGGGTGCAATTGGCCCTTGGCTCTGTGCCTTGCAGGTTTTACCCTTTTGGTGAAGTGAGGGAGGGGATTAATAAACCGTATGCAACTTGGACGCAGATAACAGGCACCCCAGAAAACTATTTAGGTAAAACGCCAGATTACGATACATACCTATTACAGGTTGATGTTTTCGGGCTAACGGCAGCCAGCGCGAGAGATGCAGCTAGAGCACTGAGAGACGCAATTGAGCCCGTCGCATATATCACCAGTTGGGACGGTGAGAGTAAAGAAGATGACACAGATTTATATAGAATAATTTTTAGTGTAGAATGGCAAGAACCGCGCACTTAGCGCAAAGTTTATTAACTCGCAAACGCGAAACTTATGGGGGCCAGTATGGCTATCAAAACACAGGGCACACACTTATACGCAATAGACCCCGCTGACGACTCCGTCATTACGGTTGGATGCGTTTTATCGATTGACGGCATTGACACAACTAACGAGCAGCTTGAAAAAACCTGTTTATCTGACCTTGCTCGTGAGTATGAGTCAGGTTTAGCTACTCCTGGCGCTGCTAGTTTTGGCATTAATTTTGACACCTCAGATGCAACTCACGTTAGGCTTCATGAGCTTAAGGTTGCAGGCACCACCCTAAAGTGGGCTGTCGGGCTTTCTGACGGCGCTGACGTGCCAACAGTCGCTTCGAGCGAATTTGTGCTAGCTACAAGCCGTAGTTATATAGAGTTTGATGGCTATATGTCATCGTTCCCGTTTTCGATTGCGCAAAATGCTTTCGTCACATCCACAGTGGCCATACAGATTTCTGGCGAGCCTGAAATTACAGCTAAGTCAGCATAAGGGATACTATGCAACTAACACTTGACACTTTAGAAAAAGTAGGTGCATTTGCTGGAGGCCTTGAAAAGCGTGAGATATCGTGGGAAAACAATGGCAAGGTTCATAAGTTTGAGGTCTACGTTCGCCCAATGAGCTACCACACAGCGGTAAAGGATATCGCGGCTATGCGGGACGGTGGAGACATTGTTGCGGTGAGGCTGGCTAATGGCATCTGTAATAGCGATGGAGGGCCTGTCTTTACTGTCGCAGACATTACCGGACTAAACGCTGATGGCAGCCCGGTAATGGTTGAGCGTGATGGCGAGTTAGTTGAGCGTGGAGGTATTGCGCGCGACCTTGCAAACGAGCTTATGACCGTATTGGGCGAGGTGAGCGGCCTGGGAAAGATCCAGAGCTAAGTCTTGATGATGAGTTTTGGCATGAGCTTGTATTAAACGGCGTTGGCGGCACCACTATAGAGCAAGCCCAAAAAAATATGACCTACAAGGAGTTTGTTCGGTGGGCGAAGTACCGACAAAAGCATGGATCACTTGATTCAGGGAGGCGGACAGATAGAAGTCTAGCTCTTATTGCCAGTCAGTTTGCAGCAGCATTTATCAAGTTTAAAGATGGCCGTAAAGTTTCGCCGGACGACTTCACTCTTTACCCTGAAGAGAGAAAGGAAAGCCGTGAAGCTCAAGATTTTGCATCTAATGACGACGTAATAAACTTAATCAAATCCATAGCGGTTAAAAAGTAATGGCCACAAAATCATTAGGAACATTGACGCTTGACTTAGTCGCCAAAATAGGGGCGTTTACCGGGCCTCTTGATAAAGCTGGCCGCAAAACAAAAACATTTAGCCAAAAATCAGAAAAGGCTTTTCAATCGGTTAAAAAAGCTGGCTTAGCTATGGGCGCTGCATATTCTGGCGTTGCCGCCGCTGTTGTTGCTAGCTCGATAAAGCAAGAAAGTGCAGTCCGTCAGCTTGAGCAGCGGATTAAATCTACTGGTGGCGCTGCAGGAAGAACAAGCGGTGAAATGCAGGCCCTGGCGTCGTCACTGCAAAAAGTTACCACATTCGGCGATGAAAGCATCATTGAGATGCAGGGCCTACTGCTAACCTTTACAAATATTCAGGGTGAAATTTTCGATCGAGCTAACCCGGCGATACTCGACATGGCTACGGCTATGGGGACTGATCTTAAAAGTGCCGCGCTGCAAGTTGGTAAGGCCCTTAATGACCCGGTCGCGGGGCTTTCGGCTCTTGGTCGGGCTGGGGTGCAATTCACTGACGATCAAAAGGATTTAATTAAATCACTTGTTGATACCGGCCAGGGCGCTAAAGCTCAAGCAATGATATTGTCAGAGCTTGAGACGCAGTTTGGTGGGGCTGCGTCCGCTGCTGCCGACACCTTTGGGGGGTCGCTTAAGCAGCTATCTAATGCGTTTGGTGATCTTCTTGAGGCTCCAGGGGGGCTTAATGATGCAAAGTTGGGGGTTCAGGGGTTAACGTCAATATTGCAGGATCCTGAAACCGTTGCCGCTGCCGGAGCCTTAACGACAGGTATGATAAATGGGTTTACAAAGGCGGTTGGCGCAGTTCGCGAGCTAATTGGGGCAACTCAATTTTTGGCTGAAGAATTCGCTGCTATTACTGTTGGGATAGCGGCAGACGATATCACAAGGTTGGAAGCTGACGCGGAAGAGATTAGGGGGTTATTATCAAGCGATGGACTCATAGATAAGGGTAATAGAATTAGGTTTTTTGGCCCTGACGGAATTATTGAGTACCTTAACGATGATGAGTTGAAGAAAAAACTTGACGAAATTAACGGGGCGATAGAATCTTATTACTCTGTCGGCAAAAGGCCGAAGATTCCAGTTGATTTTGATACGCAAGTCAGCACTGGCACGGCCCCTGTCGCCTCATTTACTCCCACCGAGAGGGGTGATTCATCCAAGGCAGACAAGTATATCAATGGGCTTATGAGTCAAGTTGATCTACTAGGGAAAACAAAGGAGGCTAAGGAGCTTGATAAACTTGCAACAATGGGCGCTAGCGATGAGCAAATAAAGCTTGCTTCGTCTTTGCTTGATTCTGTATCAGCTTTCGAGGCTCAGGCACAGGCTCAAGAAGACGCTCGCAATAAAATGTCTGAGATAAACTCTCAGGCTGAGGATATACGTGAATCTCTGCTTTCTGAGGAAGATGCAATAAGGGAAAGCTACGAGCGTCGGCGAGATATAATACTTGAAAATACTAAAATCACCGGAGATGCGCAAAACAATTTGCTTCTTGAGTTGGACACAAAGAGAGCTGAAGATCTTAAGGCTATTGAAGAAGAAAAGAACGAAACAATGCGTGCAGGTTATTCCGCTTTGCTTGATGTTGTTGGGAGTTACTATGACGGCATGGAAGGCAAGCAGGCCGCATATGCTAGGGCCGCCATATCTATAGGCCAGCTCCTGCTTGACAAAGAAAAAAAAGAGGCGGTTCAAAAAATAATAGCCCGGACTCAATCAGCGGCAATGGGCGCTTACGAATCTTTGTCGTCAATTCCTTATGTTGGCCCGGCGTTAGGGGCTGCTGCGGCTGGAGTAATATATCTTGCCGGTGGAGCGGCAACCGCCAAGGTGGTCGGAATGGCTCACGACGGAATTGACTCTATCCCAGAAACGGGCACGTGGATCCTTGAAAAGGGCGAGCGCGTAACGACGGCCTCGACTAGCGCAAAGCTTGATCGCACTCTTGACGAAATACAAGATGGTCGCGGTGGTAGTATGCCCGGGAACGGTATCCAGGTGGTAAATAACGTTAAGATCATTGGCGGTGAAAAAGATGCGACAGTAACAAGCACGGGAAGACAAATTAGTGATACTAAATTTGTTCAAGATATAGTTGTTGATATGATG